AGCTACGTTTTTTCTTCCTGTGTCTTCTCCACTTAAAGCAGAGCCTCCAATAGCTACGTTATATCCTCCAGTCGTTAAAGCATCTCCTGCCAAACCACCAACAAGGGTGTTATATACGGATGTGGTTACTTCTGAACCTGCACCATGCCCTATGGCTACGTTGTAAGCATCTGTAGCTGTGGTAAAGTTTTGATTAAATAAAGCTCCCCACCCCATTCCAACAGAACGAGAGCCTAAAGTATCAGACGTTAAAGCATAAGCACCGACAGCAACATTAAAATCAGCATCAGTTAATGCGTCACCTGCAAGCGCACCAAGTAAAGTGTTATGAATGCCTGTGGTTACATCATTACCTGCGTTATAACCTACTGCAACATTATATGTGCCAGCACTAGTAGTATCATTAAAGTTAGCTAAAGCTCTAGAACCGACTGCAACGTTATAAGCACCTGTCGTATTTGCTGATAATGTTTTGTATCCTATTGCTGTATTTTCACCGCCTGTCGTAAGTGCATCACCAGATAATCCGCCAACGAGAGTGTTAACTTGTGCTGTGGTCACGTTTGCTCCAGCAGCGTAACCTACGGCTACGTTGTAGTTTTCAGTTGCAGTCGTAAAGTTTTGAACTTGAAGGGCAGCATCTCCAATGGCTACCGCTCTGCTTCCAAGAGTATCTGCACCTAAAGCACCTTGCGCCCCAACTACCGTGTTGTTGCTTCCAGTGGTTAAAGCATCACCTGCTAGTCCACCAATAAGAGTATTTTGAATGCCTGTGGTTATTGCTGCTCCTGCGTTGTATCCTACTCCTACGTTGTAAACATTTGTAGCTGTTGTAAAGTTTTGCGTTTGTAAACTAAATGTACCAAGAGCAGTAGACCTACTACCCAAAGTGTCTGCACCTAAAGCTGCAACGCCTACTGCTACATTATAATCTGCATCAGTTAGTGCATCTCCAGCAAGACCACCCATAATAGTATTCTCTATGCCTGTTGTAATATCTCTACCTGCTGACCTACCTATAGCTGTGTTGTAAGCATTTGTAGCAGTTGTAAAGTTTTGATCTTGTAGTGCTACGTTTCCTATAGCAACACTACCACTACCTAAAGTGTCTGCACTTAAAGCGTTTAAACCTATAGCTACATTGTCATTTCCTGCTGTTAAAGCATCACCAGTTAGACCACCTATAAGAGTATTACCTGTACCTGTGGTTACTTTGTTACCTGCATCAAACCCAACTGCTACGTTGTAGGTATCACCTGATGATGGCTCAAATGTTTGAAGCGAACCTACACCTACCGCTACGTTTCTATCTCCATCTACATTAGTAAATAAAGCCTTATAACCAATGGCGGTATTGTTATCACCTGTTGTAGCAGAACCTAAAGCCTCAGTACCTACGGCTGTGTTTCTAACTGAGGTTGTAAGCGCATCTCCTGCTTGATAACCCATCAACACATTGTTATCACCAGTAGTCAAAGCAGTACCTGCTTCGTCACCTACAGCTACGTTGTAGTTACCGCCAGATTCTATTGAGTTACCTGCGTTGACACCTGCTCTAAAGTTAGATGTACCTGCTGAAGCAGTAATAATATCTGCACCATCTGCAAAGGTAACGTCTGCTGCAAAGTTAACTGCACCATCTACGTCTACTGCATCAAGGTTAGTTGTACCATTTACGTCTATGTCACCTTCTACATCTAGGCTTCCTGGAATACCTACAACTGTTGTACCTGTAGCAATTGTTATAACGTCAGCATCAGCATCGTTTTTAATTGTAACGTCATTAGTTGAACCTTGGCCTGTAAGTATTAGACCTTCAGCAGCAGTGTAACCTATAGCTGCATTGTCACCTGCTGCTGTGTCACCATCTGGTTCAAACGTAGCTGCAGTCATTATGCCGTCAGTATCTATTGTACCTTGAAAGTATGCATTTTTAAATTGTAGAGAAGATGTACCTAAGTCAAGTGTATTATCTGTTTTAGGTTTTACCTCTGTACCACTAACAACAAGATCTTGCGCTGGGCCAGCTACAGTTATAGGGCCACCCTCTGCGGCTGTACCGTCATGTGTATGCCCACTTGTTCCCATTGCAGATTCAATAGCGTTAAACTCTCCATCAAAATCTGAAGCGTTAATAACGTTACCATCAGCAATGTTATTACTTGTATCGTTTCTTGTGTATCCTGTACCCATTGTTTTTACCTTCTTGTGTTGGTTCCGTATTCAATCGTTATAGCATCTAATGAAAAGGGTGGATCTGTGCTGTCAGTTTGAAACTGAAATGATCCAGTAAATCCTGATCCTATAAGTTGCGTTTCAAATAGTTTTAATAGTTTTCCGCTATATACTGCTGTTGATCCATATGAAGCTGACCCAAAGAATGCAACAGTTCCAGTTGCGTTATTAAAATCTATTTGAGTAGGCTGTATTGTATTTTTTTCATCAAAGTCTAGTTTTAAGCTCATTTCAAAAGACACACTACCTTGAGGATCAGTATATAAAAATGCCTTATAAAAAGTTTTTCTAGTTCTAGGATCATTAATAGGAACAAATGGAGTAGCAAATGTAGTAGCTATATTAGCTCCATCAAAACTGTTACTGTTTTCTAGTTGATATAAATATCCATCATTGTTAGAAAATACAATAGTTTCAACGTTAGAATAAAATCTACTATCAGCTACGTATGCTCTTATTCCTTTAGTTTCTGCCCAAGCCATGTTGTCACCGCCCTGACTTGAAAATTGTGTACCTAATATTCCTTGAGAATTTTCTCTTGTTATATTAGTACTATAACCAAATATTCTGTACTGAGACTTTCCTCTTATAACTATACTAGCAAAAGATTGATTGTTAGTAATAAGTTCTGTCATTTGATTCTGAATCTTTTTACTTACAACAGCTAATCCAAAATCTCCTATTCTATCTGTGCCACTTAATAGTCTTAAACCTTCTGGGCCTAGAAACATTACATCACCACCAACTTCTTGGATAGTATCTGTATCTACACACCCTACATCTGTCGTTACAGGTTTTAATTGAAAATCTGCAATTGTATTTCCTGACAGTTGATATATAGCGGTTTCAGTAAATATAATTAACTGTTCACGAAAAACCATTAAACCTGTTACAGAACCACCTACAGTAATAGAACCTGCACCACCTGCTGCTGTAAAATCATTATCGGTATATGGTGCAGTAAAAGTAAGTTTATCTGCTTTAGCAAAAAATAAATGTTTCTTAAAATCTGTTACAAAAGTAGCACCTACTACTTCTGAAGGTGCATTATCTAGTACAGTAAATGTTACATTGTTCCAGAGTGCAGGAGCATTTGTGCCATCTACTATTGCTATCATTTCATCTGTAGCATACTTATATCTGCAAAATCTAGTTTTTGTAGCAGACTCTCTAGCTACTGATATAAAAGTAACTGCTGCATTATCTGCTGGACTACTAGCTAAGTTAGGACTTATAGCTATGGTAGAACCACCTGAACTTACTGAAGCATCTGTTGTTATTGTATATACTTTATCTATACCTGCAACAGTAAATACATCTCCTGCTTGTGGCGCACTTGTCAGTCCATCTACTGCCAGTGTACCACCTGACTGACTTCCTCCATTTACAAGCACTGTACCGTAAGTAGGTTTATTTATTTTAGTATATCCACTACCTGCTGTTGTAAATATGTCACTATTTTTAGCGACAATAACTCTATCTATAAATACACCTACACCTAAAGTAAGATAGTTATTAGTAGTTGATGCAAACGTAACTGCTGCTGCATTTGCAGGACTACTAGCCATTGATCCTGTAAGAGTTAAAGTTGCAGTATTTGTAGCTGCAACATAAGATACTCCACCTGAAGCTATTGTATATGTACCTGAAACACCTGCTATTGTTAATGTATCTCCTGCTACAGGCGTAGTATGTATAGAAGATATTATTAATGTTGTACCTGTCTGACTAGCACCATTAACTACAGGCTCTCCATAAGGAGGTATTAAATTAGAGTCATACTTATCGTAACCAAGTATTCTTCTATAGCCACCCTCTACAGAAGGCTCAAAGTTTTTTAATTCTCTTGCAGATCCAGGTGAGTTTATACCTTGCTGTAAAGGACTCATATTAGTTATAAGACCTTCACGAAACTCTATCGGATATGTTTGCCATTTTGTAGGCATAGTTATCCTACTCTAAAAGAACTTATTGAAGTACGGCCTCTATTAATTACTGTAGAACGTAAGTAATCATATCTATTAATATATAGGCCACGCATATTTTTTATTTCATCTATAAATCTTTGTTGCATTATTGACGCTTCTTGCGCTTCTCCTCTAAACATATATGCATAGTGCATTGCACCATTAACAATTATATTTCTAAATTGTTCAGGTATGGCAGGAACATCTGTAGCACTTATAAGATCTACTGGTAGTCTATAGTATTCGTAACAAACTGTATATGCTTTATCAGGAGCAGATACAAATCCAAACTCTAAGTTAGGTGTTCTAAATACATAGTCAGGCAACGCTCTTGCTGTTGTTGATGTATTATACTCTATATCTACATACTTGTCTAGGTATTCTTCGTAACTAATTATATTTAATCTTTTTGTCGCATTACCTAATGTATCATTTCTTTTAATTCTAAAACTACTAAAATCTATAGTTTTACAGTCTGCAGGAAAAGCGTACCGTACTGTGCCTGCAGTTAAAACATCTTCTTGTTCTACGTGGTTAAAAGGCCATTCGTATTCATGTTGATTTATAAATCTAATAGCTGCATTTACTGCATCTTTTATCGCACTGTATTCGCCTACAGCAGAAGTAAAATTAGATGAAGTAAGTTCTACCTCATTAAGTCTACGATTAACATCATTAACTAGCCCAATATAATTGTATGCCATTTATCGTTCCTTTACTCGTAGCTTTATACTACGTTCTGCTTGACTGCCTGTGCTATCTGTTATTCTACAAGAAAACGTATACTCTTCATTTGCTGTACCACCACCTATATTAATAGTGGCTACCGTAGTAGTATTAGATTGTGATACGTTTTGTATGGTATCCGAAGTAGCTGAACTAGATGCAGTAGCGAATGTTTGACCTGCAGCTATAGCAGTTTTAGTATTGTAGCTATTGCTTTTAACAAACCACTCTACACCGCTTATTGTAGCTGTATCTAAAAAACGTGACCAATCTACACTATAGTCTAGCTGTTCATCTGGGTCTTTATTAGGCCAAGTAAAACTCATTTATTAATCCTCAGTTGCATATACTGTACGTTCAGCAGAAGTACTTTTTCGTTCTATGTAAACTTTTCTACTTTGTTGTGGTACATATACTCTTCTTTCACTAGAAGTAGATCCACGCATTACGTGTACCATTCTTATTTCCTGTGCTACTAAATATGTTCTTTCTGCTGATGTAGACATTACGCTGCTCTATCTATTAGTATAGTCCGTCTTCTACTGTATAACTCTTTAACTGCATCAAAATCAAATACAACTGCTGTTGTCGTTATTGTTCCTAATGAGGCTGTAGCAGGTACAGCAGATGCATATTCTATTACATGTACAGTTACTGTATTTACGTGTCCTGTAGCTGATACACTTAATAGTGCTTCATCTACATTTTCCTCTACTATACTTACATGCCCTGTAGCACTTATTCCTGTAAGTGTAATGTTAGACGTAGCATGAGGTATTATTGTTCCAAGTGTATTTGTAGAGGATACACTTGCTAATGCTTCACTAACGTGTACAGTTACTGTGTTTATAGAACCTGTAGCTGATACACTTAATAATGCTTCATCAACTTTTTCTTCTACAGTATTTACGTGTCCTGTAGCTGAGACACTTGCTAATACTTCTTTTATATTTACAGTTACTGTGCTTATTGCACCTGTTGCAGATACACTTGCTAATGCTTCTTTTATATTTACAGTTACTGTGCTTATTGCACCTGTACCTGCTAGACTTGCAGTAACACGCTCTGTTATGTCTATTTCAAAACCACCAGCAGCTACTGCTTGAATTGCTCCAGTACCAGATACTCCAGCAATTGTTTTAGATATGTCTTCTGCGCCATACCTTGCGATACCAAATCTACCAGTACCATACCTTGCAGATGTGGCGATAAAAGCCATAATTTATTCCTTATGCAATACGAATTACAGTAGTACTTGCCCCTACAGAAGGAAACTCAATTGTTAAATCACCTGCAGTAGCACTGACTGTACCACCAAAGTCAATTACTGCTATTGCTTTATTAGACTGTCCTGCATTATAAATAAGACAACCGTCAGCAGAAACAGTAACATTAGAAAATACTTCATCAGCAAAGTCACACATTGCAGTAGTACCACTTACTGTTATAGAAGGACTGTCTAAAACTTGACCTCCTGCAGAATAGTTTGTACCAGAGGCTTCGTCACTTGTACTTGCTTGTAATTCTGAAAGATTTGTTGTGGCTGCACCATAACTTCTTCCTGGACTTGCCTTAATTAAAGCAAGTTTAATTGAATCACTGTCAAGATCGTGAATACCACCTAGTAGTTCTTGTTTAAATGTAGTACACATTGCTGTTGTAATACTCATGTTATTCTCCTATATCATAAAAAGTGAGGCAAGTTGCCCTGCCTCACTAAATATTATTATGCTAGTTGATCACGATCAACTTCGTCTGCTTCCAT